GACCTGATAAATGTATTCAGGCCATCCACAATCAATACTCTGTCGTTTAGATGATTTACAGATTTATGTGTATCATCTTTGGTTTGTTCTAAAAAAGATATGTATTTTTCATTCAAGTCTTTTTTAGAGTTCATCCACAGTCTCCTCGATTTCAGTAACATCATCAATACCAAGTTCCTGTGAGTCATATTTCAAAATACAAGCTTCACAGATTTGTTGATAACAAAACTCTTTTAATTCAGTATTTGTATTCATCAAATCCTCAAAGTCTTTTGATTGAAACTTGTGTTCTTTTATAACTTCACCAGTCTCTATATTGATATGTGGTAATGTATACCAAGAACCACCAACTTTACATATTTTGTGTTCTTTCATTACTGTTAACCAACTACCATAGTTATCAATACCTTTATCAAAATACAATGGAAACTCTGCAGTTCTCATTGGAGGCCCAAGTCGATTCTTAATCACTTGTCCTTTTATCTTGATACCAATGGTATTATTTTTCTTGTCTTTGATTTGTCCAGCATTCTTGAATCGAACACGAGTTGATGAATGGAATGGAAGAGCCTTACCACCACTTGTAGTCCAAGGGTCTCCAAACATCACACCTAACTTTTGTCTTAACTGATTTGTGAAAACCAATGCGACTTTTTGTCTAGCTATCATCTGAGTAATCTTTCTCATAGCTTTTGAGATAATGATAGCTTTAGCCGTAGCCCAACCATCTTTATCAAAGTCTGTATCCATTTCTTGTTTAGTGGACGCAGCTGCTA